AAGGCAATACTGTTGTGTCCAATCCATTCAGCGTCAGGGTTGTCTTCATAGAAGGCTCTGAAGTTCTCTGCATCACGGAAGATGTAGTATCCTTCCTTGTCAACAAACTTCGCAACCAAGAGGTGAATGACTGTAGCGTTGAGGGCATCAGTCTCTACGTCCCATATAATTTTCCCAGTCGGTAATTGCACTACCTTGGCTCCTCAAATATCCTGCTGTAGATTCTAGGATGTATGCCAGCTTAGCAATGTTCTCCCTACCATCCTGCCGTATACTGGGTGGTACACTTGGAACACACTGACTTTCGATGAACTCATTAGCCATCCTAAAGAAGGTAATGATTTCTTCCTGTTCCTCTACAAAGATATGGAACCCCTCTTCTGAGATCCATCCGTCTACATGCACGTTAATCTTAATTGTCATCTGTATTCTCCACTGGTGTATCGGGTTGTTCTTCGATAAGTCTACCAGATTCGGTATGATAACGCAAGTGGGTAGCAAGTCCAGTCATACCACTGAACCTGTTCTTAACGACACGCACCCTTACGATGTGCCTCTCCGCTGGATCATCCGCTTGCGTATTACGCTCAAGACCCAGAATGATATTACTAAGCTGCCCAATTCCGGCAGTCCCGCGAATATCAGAAAGACTAACAGCAGCACCCTCTTCATGTGACTGACCATTAGGCTGTCTCCTGAGATGTGCAGCCATGATAATGCATACTGAGAGTTCAACCGTTAGTGTCTTAAGCTTCGTTGCAATCTCATCAAGAGCACGGCGTTCATCACCGTTAGACTGATCCGATACTACAATACTGATGTGATCTAGGACAATATATTTGCAATCCAATGCGCGAACAAGATAACGAATAGTACCCAGAATCCTGTCAATACTATTAGATCCAAAGCTGTCATACAGAAAGACACGACCTGATCCAACAGTCGCCTTATATGCGTCATCGAACTCATCCTTAGTATACTCAGCATCGGGTAGATAGATACGCTTATTAGCATGGACTGACATAAGACCAAGGCCAGTATCACGGATGGGTTCTTCTAAAAAGAGGACACCTACGTTAGCCTTCGTGTTATTCAGTAGGCCATAGACTAACTCTCTGAGGAACTGTGTCTTTCCAACGCCTGTTCCAGCAATGACAGTAACAAGTTCTCCAGTCCTGAGTCCATAGGTATAGTCATTGACACCATCCCACGGGTACTTAACAGAGTCATACTCAGGCTTTGTTCTGAGTAGATCATAGATGCTTGCCCCGGATACAATGCCATCAGGGGTGAATGGTCCTGCTGTTCTGTGCTGCTCATAGAACTCCTTAACATTACTGTTGACGAGGTAGTCAGAAGAATCCTTGTACTGTGCAAGCTTCATGATCCTTACTTTTTTAGGATCAAAGAGGGATGCTGCCTTAGTCTGTGCCTCCTGCCCTGCCTTGTCATTGTCAAAGGCAAAGACGATACGCTTAAAAGAATTAACCCACTCATAGTTACGCTTAAGATCTGAGACTGCCGTACTCGCAGAGCATACCGATACGACAGGTTCATTCAACATCTGATAGGCAGAGAGTGCATCAAGCTCACCCTCTACAATCGTTAGGGTGTTACCACCCTGAGGGAATAGGTTCTGACCAAAGAGTTCTACACCACCCGGAGAACCAGACCAAGGGAAGCCAGCCTTGTCAGGGAGCCTAGTCTTAACAGCGACAAGCTTACCATCCTTATAGTAAGGATACATATGCTTACCATCATGCTGGAGTACACGGTACAACTCGACAGTCTTAAGGTTAAGCTTACGGTCTAGGATAGGGGCTAGTTCACCCTTCATCTGGACCGGAGTGTTAGACATATCAGTCATCTCTTCACTTCCTTTGAAGTATTTATTACATGCGAAACAATACTGGTGATCACCGTAGTCATACAACCCATCACTCGATGTCCCACAGGGGCATGGTTGGTGTTTCTTCATTCTCTACTTCCTTGTATAGGACTGTCCTCTGTATAACATTCGAGCATTCTTTACATGGTGAGAACTTATAAACACCATCTCTTTTCTCTACCTGAATTTCCCCATCGGGACAATCCTTATTGCAAATGTAGCATCTCATGTTGTTCTTTCCCGATAGGGAAGATTATACAATCTCCCAACACCTGATATAGAAATGCTTACCAAGCTTCTCTACCTCTTCTTTGGGATACCCTACTTCTACAATCCAGTCAAGGATTCTATGCTTATGTTCCTCAGGGCATACCTAGGGGAATGCATACCTCCACCCATCGGGAGGATCTACCATGAGTCTCATAGGCTTATGTCCCCGGACCATACAAACCACCGAACGGATCGAAACCTTCTACATCATTGCTGTTGAGTTGGTTAGGATTGGTATCTTGATTGGTATCTTCTTCAGGCGGTGAGGGATTATCATTCTCGTTAGTATCAGGCGCAGAAGTATCCTCGTTACCAGTATCAGGTGCAGCAGGAGTAGTTACATCCTTATTCTTATCCCGCTTACCTGTATTACCCTTCATGTCGGGGCTCTTCATTGAGAACCCACCACCATTCGATGAGTTACAAGTACTATCATTCTTAGTGGTAGCCTTCCAACATGCGGGCCTATCAGCACCAGTACATGCAGCGAGTACAAGCAAGGATGCACTGAGTAGAATAATCTTCTTCTTCATGTTTAGTAGTCCTTTAACTGTTGTTGAAAACTGTTGAGATATTCCTTCGTCTTATCGATACCATCAAGGTCAACGAGATCCCCGAGTGATACCTCTAATAGAGATAGTAATAGTTTCCTTCGTCGTTTCTTTACTGCTTTGATAGCTTGTTCATCAGTCATAGCTTCTCCTTCAGCGCGCGGATCCAACTGATCGAGAAAGAGGGGATGCGCCAGAATGGTCCAGACTTCAATCGTCAGCATGGCTAGAGCGCGACATCCCCGTCAATCGCGGAATCGAGGTCAACGTCGATGTTCTCGACAAGTACAGCCATACGATTGCGCAAGCTGGCAGGTAGCGCGAGGGCTGCGTCGATGAATGCTTCAATGTCGCAGTTCCATACTGATCCGCGCCTGATCTTCAACAGCGCCGCCCGCAGCCGCTCCACCTCGTCCCGCAGCCGTTCGATCTCGGCCTTGGCTTTCTTTAGTTCGCGCATGGTTTTGAGAGTGTGTTCCAGCTCCAACTGCATTTCTTCACTCATCACGCGCCTCCGTGTTCACAATTTCAATCATAACGCACCTTTATGTTCATAATTTTACTCATCACGCGCCTCTTGCGGCAGGGGGAGCGTCAGTTCCCGAGTGTGTATTCTGTTCCTGTAGTACACATGTGTGCCAGCCCCCGGCCACGCATTGAGGGCTGCTGCGATGGCGGCATGGGCTTCTACAAGAAGCTCCCGCTGTTTGCCACGGCCAAGCTCCTCATACGGAGGCAGATGCCCTTCCGTCTCCAGCATGACTTTGTACAGGCCCCAATGCTCACGCTGAGTATCCCATGTGGCCCTAGCAGCCGCCTCAACCACCTCGGGCGGTATCTGTTCAGGTTTAATCATTGCCTTCTACCTTAGCATCAACCTGTGGGTGGAGACAGATAGCATTCCACTCTATGATCTCACCAGATTCCTTCTTCTTGTCGAGTGTCTCTGTTACAACCAGTTTATCAGGACACTCGGGTAGTTCCTTGCTATGCAGTTGTAGTTCCCCTTCATTAGTTAGAATAGCTAGGATAAATATCGCTACCTTCATGATCTGTACTCCTCATGTTAAACCAATAGGGTTATCTATAGGTATAGTTCACCCCGTAGGTAAGTAACCTTATTCTATCGATTCTTTCGGAGTTGTAAAGGACAGAATGTAATCTCTAATCTCTATCAGTTCGAAGTAAGGTGATCCCGGTTCTTCTAGAAAGAAGTGGTTCTCCTGATCCATGCAGTACAGGCGGTAGTCGATAGCCTCAATGAGTAGATCCCAGTCTTCTTTAGGTAGGTTGATGAACAGCATCATTATTCTCCATGTGTACAACGTAATAGCGAGTATGCTTTAAACCCTTAACGAAGGGTACTGAGGGGCGTTTGTCTGAGTAGGGTACATCCCTACCATCATGATCATCCTTGCGGCTGTAGCGTACGTGCCTGTCGATTTTAAGGTAGTGTTTATAGACGAGGGCAAGGACTACGTTCTTCGTCAGACCAGTATGCTTACTGATCTTCTCACATGACAACCCTTGCTTGCGAAGGGTGCAGATTATATCGATAGTATCCTGAGTATGCTTGACCTTAGCCATATTCACGCCACTTTCTGAACACGATTCACTAT